CATTATACGCGCGTTATTTGTATCGTCGGTCAAACTTGTTATTGGAGATGCTCCTATCAGGGTAAGGGCTTTATTAACTATTTCGGTCTTTGTCATAAAATCCTTTAAACAAAACGGCGGGGGTTAGCCCGCCGTTTCATCTGTTACGTTATGTGTACTTTACGATACTATAAATCGTACCGGCTGTGATTGTGGTAGCAGGATCTATCATGATGTAAATACCCGTGTCAGCTCCCAATGCCTGCATCTTCTTTGTGTCTGTTGCTGCTAACCTTATTGTAGCTACTGTACCGCCATCAAAGGTTAGCTTCTGTGTATCACCACCTTGTATTAAAGTCCCGAAGTAAGTGGTCTTTGATGTGGTAGCGCCTGTGCAGCAATAAACCGTAGTGTTTGTCGCAGCGGCGGCGATTACCGGCATATGAACCACGATGTCGGTAATCTTCTTGTTCTTTGGTATCCTCGCTATTAAAAGCGAAGAAGATGTAGCGATAGCCGCAGTTATGGTATAACTGTCAATCCACACCTTCTCAACGGTCTTTATGAAACCGTCAGCGATAACATTGTCACCGCTTCCACCGGCATCATATTTTGTTACATTAGTTCCTTTTAAAGTCGCCATTTATTGCTCCTTCCCTTATAGGGGGTTGTTAGGGAGATACCTTATAGGCTCTCCCTAACGCATTAAACTATGTAGATGATATTAGCCTTACAACTCTTTCTTCTTCAAGCCTTACAGCTCCGATTGACAGTTCATAATAAACCTGCCAAGAATAAGAGAGGTCAGCTCTTTCATCAGTACGCACTCTTGGGGACTCTGCCATAGCTAAACATAAGCCGTATTTATGGAAGGCATAACCGCAAGATGTGGTTGCGCCGGATATTACTCTTGTAGAGGTAATCCACTTGAAGCCCATCCAAGTATCTATTTCGCCTCTTACAAGCGCTTTTACCGCAGCATAATCAGAAGAAGTGGCCTGTTCCAAACCAAGCAAACCTGATAAAACGGTAGGCGTAACAACCATATACCTGTCTTCCGCTTCCACGTCTGCATCATCAAGTTTCTGTTTTATTGACGTGATGTCAGCCAAAGTCACAGCCGCTTTTGTTACGAGCTTCGTATTACCGCAGGTATTGGATGTACTTCCTGTTTCACCGCTATACGCTGTGGTTCCTAACGCGTCAACAATTACATCATCAATCTGACGGCCTAAAGCACCGCCTGCCGCTATGGTATACGCGCTTCTTGGGTCAGATATACACTTCAACTCATCTGCCCTGTCTAACAACCTATTATCATGGTAATCCACCATTGTCCCCATTCTTCGTGCTAACGCCGGGTCGTTGTTAGGCGTTGCGACATTCCTGCCGCCTTTTTTTTCCATTGACCATTGACCTATCTGATCCTGAAAGAAGGTCTTTCCTCTTACGTCTGGTTTTACATACACCGTTGACAGAAGTTTGGAATACTTCTGCTGCGCCAACTGCATTATGTTATTAGCATAAGCCTGCGCGTAAATTACATTCTGGGTGTCACTCATGTTATCTCTCCATGCAAGTTAACATCAGTTATCCTTATAGGGCTTAGTTAACAAGCATTACTACTTGCGGGAACGTTAGTTTTGTCCGCTTTTTTATTGCAAGGTCAGTATGGGTCACAGATTATCCATACCCCTATACACCTCTATTCTTTGTCATGTAAAGCGAATTTACGTAATCAATCGCCGCCTGGTGTTCCTGCCTTGATGCCTTTTCATTATTGTACGGGTGGTTCTTGTCTTTTAAAATCGCGTCTATTTCCGCGCTGGCTTGTTCAGGCGACAGGCTGAATTTTTTATATGCGAATTCTCCTATCTTGTTTTCTGAAAATTGCTCGCCTATCTTGGCTAAAAACTTTATCGCTTTAGGGTCTTTAGCTAATACGCTCGTGATATAATCAGCGCTTTCCTTATCAGGGGAGAACTTGTTTATTACCATCTGCCCCAACTCTACATTTGTATCATAAGCATCTCCCCACTCGCTTTTAAGCTGATTTACAACTTTGATCATATCAGCTTTGTGTGCTTCCATTGCTTTTGTATATGAGGATATGTTTTCGTCGGTGTATGCTTTCCATAATCCCTTCGCCTGTGCCGGCGTTAATTTATGTGCGTGGACTATCTCTGCAAATTTGTTTTTATCAAGAGTGATGCCTTTCATTGAGTCGGGAAGTTGAGCGTCGCCTAAACCATATCCTTCGGCTTTATCAGGTATGCCTAAAGCCTTTGAAAAGCGATTCCAACCTTCCGTATCTTCCGGCCCTTTAGGAATAGGCACTTTCTCATGGCCTAACAACTTTTCAAGGTTTTGATAACTTTCCATAGCTTTGGACAATCCTTCAGAAGTGTCCTCAAACTTCGCCATGTTAGGAGCTTTGGACAAATCACCGCTTAACTTTGATTTCCAACTGAACGAATCGTCAGTTGTTACTGCCGGCGCGGGTGTGGTATCAGTGCCTTTTGTCGCCGCCTGTCCTTCTACTATCACCGAACTATCTTGCTGGTCTTGGTTGTCCTCATTGAGGGCCAGATTATCAGCCATTTTATGCCTCCTTGCTTTTAACCATCAGAATAATCTCCTCAGGTTTTTTCTCTAATAATGTTTTAAGGGTTGCCACGACTTCACGCTTTCCTGCGTTAATCAAAATCATATCTTTATTTACAGGGTTAAATATTGACTCATACCAGCCACAAGAGCCTTCTAAAAACTTCATGACTTCCTTGCCTTGAGGGGTGTCAAAACACGCTCTCAAATTACTTTGCAGCCCTTTTACATCGTCAATATTTAAAAGGTTCATTGTTTTACTCCTTGCGCGTTCGCCTCCGCTATATTCTTGTCAACCTTGCTCCCACGCTCAACCACATCTGCGCCTTGCTGTAACATTGCCATTTGTTGAGCCTGTTGCGCCTGTAATGCGCGGTTCTGCCTTATAGCGTCAACTTCATTATCGCTTCGTAATATCTTAATCGGCGCGCCGGTAACATCCCATACATTATCTATTGTCTTATCCGCTGAAACCTTATCCAACGCTTCGGGAGCGAATTGCGCTATCTGTGCAGTTACATTTAACGCACTCATTAACGCTGTGAGTTCGCTTCTCTTTTGGTTCTGCGCTAATTGGGAAATATAATCAATTTGGTAATCGGCATTCATTAACATTTCATCAGGCGGGTCAGGCAAACGCCCTCTACGGAACAATATCCCTATTGTCCGTATGATAATCGGGTCTAACACTTCACCCGTGAAACGACCCACAGCAGGCCCCAACATAGTCATTTTCTCATTGATACGCTCCTGCACTTCGGGGTTGTTCATCTGTTTCGTAATTTGGTCAAATGCTAAAAATACATCGTTATACATGAGAGAGCGTACCTGGTCAGAATAGTAATTTAAACTCTCTAACCCTATTTGGACATTGCCATAATTACCGAATGGGAATATATCCTTAGCGCTTTCTAACGCATTCTTCTTATAATAGTTTATTGCTCTTGGGTTAGCGTTAAAGGGCATTATGAAAGCATTGTCAGGCAACGCCAATGGAGGGTCTGTCTGTTTCATCATTGCCCTTAAATTGGTCTTTGCTATTGCGTTGAGTAATCTTGCCATTGGAAGTGCCTTCATGGCGGGAGAAAAACCCCACGCGATGTTAGGGCGTTTGTCAAACCTGTGGCACATACAAGGAAACTCGTTATAACCATCTTCACTCACGATGGTCTTCGCTTTCACATCAATCCACACCGCCTCAATAGGCATATTCTTTTTATCAGTCCTTGATATGTCGCGTTTATATCGTTTCCCGATATATAACAGATATTGGTATTTTTTGTCATTACGCTGTTTGGCATCTTCTTTGCGTTCTTCGGGGAGCGCTTCTTCGCCCCAGCGCGTCATCGCCTGATAAGCGGTGTATTCAAATTCAATGTAATATTCTCCCACCCTGCCGCGAGCATCTTCAACGATACAAACTTGCTTTATGGGGATATTCAAAAAACGTATATCATCTTCAATATCTTCTTCTTCAAACAGAATTGATGTTCCATACACACCGCTTGATTTATATACAGGGTGTGCCTGATGATAGAAGTTAGAGCGGTTTATAGCATAGTTTACTTCTGCCGCGACATCGGACAGGAAATTTCCCACGTTCTTATTTGAGGCGAGTTCGGGGTCAGAGTGCTTTAACCTGAACCACATAGAAGTCGGCGGTGTGAGATAATTCATAAATCCCGAAGCCAATACATCAGCCGCTTCTAACGTGGATGAGTCCCAGATGTTATTGAAATTAAGTTCGCTTCCAGGGGCGTTCATACTTGACACATCAGGCGACTCCACGTAGAAGTAGTCGTGTAAGGATTGCCAATAACTCTCAAAATTAGCTCTCCCGCCTTTTACTTTCTCATATTGCTTTATCAGTTGTACCGCACGTGGTTCGTCTATAATATTCATTATGCCCCCAATAGGATTTTTCTTGCCACATCAGCCTCACCGCCTAATCCAAGAGGTGATGTATAAATAGACTGGCTGCGGGATATTGCCCGTCTTTTTGCTGTTACCACTCCTTGCGCCTGTGAAGCGGATGTCTGTTGCGCCTTAAGAAACTCATTCTTTGCGGCGGTTTCTTTTGCTACAAGCGCGTCTTGTGAAGCCTGCTGCATGCGCATTTGTGTATCAGCGGCGGATTTGGCTGATTTTTGCGCTGATTGCGTTTGTGAGTATTGCGCCACGCTTGAACTTGCGATTGCTGTCGCGGCGGCGGCGATAAATGGATGTTCTATTATTGCGGCTGTTAGTGCGGCTGGCATAAATTCCTCCTATTAAATTTATTCATATCTCTGTTCCACCAACTGATTGACTTCGGATGTTCTTTATTTATTGTGTCTTTAATGCCTTGTAATATGCTTTTAAATACATTGGTCTTTATTGATACCACACCGAAGAAGTGGACAT